AGAGGGTGGCTGCATTACGCCTTGACCCGTCATGGGTGCAGGGCTTTCACGTTGCGGTGAAACTTGTTGTGGTTCTGGTATAGATTCTTGCATAATCATACCAAAGGATGAACCAAAAACTTTTGACATAAAATTTCTAAATGGTGGGATATTTAATTGTGTAATTAATTGTTTTTCCTCCTCATTTAAATTTTGTAAATTATTTGAAACTTCTCTTGCTGTAATATTTATTTCCATAGGTTTATTTTCAGCAGGTGCTTGTTGTACATCTGCTCCCATCATACCTTGTCTCATTTCTTCTTCCATATTAATTATATCCAGGTGCTCCTCCACCTTTTCCTGCAAACGCTCCTCCTATTGGCATTGCTGATTTAGGTTCTATTTTTGCTCTTTGTGCTATAGTTTTTTGTCTTGCTGCTGCAGCCTTTTGACTTGCTTTGGTAAACTGTTTACTTGTTGTTCCAAATACTCCAACAGAGATAGGTCCTACAATCATAGGCTGTCCATTAGGTGCAATTATTATATTGCCTTGTTTATCTGTTTTTTGTGTACTAGCTAAATTACCTTTTAAAGATTCTCCAGTTTGTATTTCATCAAAATTTCTTTTACCTTCCTCAGTAACTGTTAACTGCATTACATCTTCTCCTTTATCATTTTTTACTCGACTAACAGTTATTCCTTTATTAACATTTGCTTTTCCAAAGTCTTCTAATTTTTTATCAGCAGGATTTTTAAAGAAAAAAGTATCAAGTATTTTACCAAAGGGACCAAAGTTTTTTATAAAAGTAGAATTGTCTATCAATATATTTGATGTTGCTTGATAACCATCTTTATATAAACCACCTTCTTTTTGCAAATCTTTTATTGCATTTGAAACTTGTCCAATAACTTGTGCAGTATCACCTATGTTTCTAGGTCTATTAGTAAACTTTGCTTTTTCACCAGTATCTCTTTCTATAGGAACACATACTTTTTTTTCAGTATCATATCTAAACCCATCAGGGCAAGGGTCAATAGCAGGAGTTGAATCAGGTTCTGGTGCAGGGGTTGTGTCCATAATAGCAGGTGCTGTCCCCCCTCTATCTTCTACTTTGCCTTTACCAATATCAGGAAACTGTGCTTGGTCAAACTGAGGTAGCATTCCCTTTTCAATCTCTTTTAATTGTCTTTGGCCCTCTGGTGAATATTGTATCACAGAATCAGGACCAATATATTTTTCCCCAGTGACTGACATAATACCATCAGTTGCTGTGTCTAATACAGGTTGTGTGGTTTGAACTGTTGTAGAGGGTACAGATGCTCTAAAAGGAAACATAATTCCTTCTGATTCTTGCTGTAACTTTTTTTGTAAATCACTAAGTGTAGACATTTATTTATTATTCAGTTGGTCCTTGAGGTTGAGTATTTGGTGCAGTAAAGCCGCTCTCCCCTGGAGTTTGTGGAGTTCCGACTCCGATATTGCCACCTCCAGACCCTTGTGTGTCTGAGATAGCTGCTCCTGCAGGTACTCCTCCATCAGTTCCCATGCCGCCTTGTTGTTGGTTAGTGCCTTCAGCTTGTTGATTTGCATTCATTTCTCCTATCATCTTTGCAAAGATTGCTGCTTTCTCTGGGTCATTAACTAATTGGTCAGGGTCAATATCCATTGACTTTGCAATCTCTCTAATAATACTATGCCATTTTACAAAAGGTGCTAAGAATTGGTTTGATGCAACTTGCATAAATGTCATTAATCTTTGTGACCTAACTTCTTTTTGCATTAAGGAACTTGTGCCTTGTGCTTTAACATCTAAGTCACCTTGTATATCTGGTATATCTTTATTGAACTGCATGTTCCATTGAAAGAAAGTTTCACCCAAAGGTTTTAATAAATAATCATCTACATTCTTAACAACTGTTTTAATATTTAATGCAGCAGCACCCATTAACATTGACATACCTGATGCTGTTCTAGTTGTAGACATAACACCTGTAGTTCCATGTGAATAGGATGGTATACCTGTAGATTCGTCTGCTAGTTGTCTAAACTTATCAAATATCTGCATATTCTCTGGTGCAGTATTTGGAAATCTTAATCCGTGTAGTGCTTGACCTGTCTGTCCACTTTGTCTTCTAAATATCTTACCGGGAAATATTGTCATGTCTTGACCCGGAACTAGCATAGTTTCATCTACATCAAAAACTAAATTACCTGCTAATGCTAAATTATCAATAGCCATTCTTGCATGACCATTCATAATAGTTTGTGAATCATCCATGTTCTCTGGAATACCTACTCCAAAAAACTGATATGGATTTATTTCATATGGACATACCATAAAAGGATTTCTTGCAGGTGTAAATGGATTTAATACTAGTCTAAGTATTTGTCCATTAGAAATCCAAGCATTAATTTGAACTTCATCTAGGTCATCAGATATATCATCTGGCATTTCAATACCTGCTTCTTCAACAAGGTATTTATCCATAGTGCCCCAATATTCTAATACTTCAAATCTATTCTTACTATATTCCTCTTGGTTTTCTCTATCAAACAATGCTGTTTCATAACTTCTTGTTTCATAGTTAGGGCCACCTTCTAATACATCTAGTATTGCAGACTTTCTAAAAAATGGTCTATTAATTAAATCTCTAAGTTGTGTTCTATTAAATATGTGTCTTTGAATGACATAATCTGCATCTTCTATTTGAACTGCATCTGGGTCAGGATATAAATCCCAACAACTAACAGCTTCTATTCTTGGTACTAATTTAGTTGCAGGTGTATATTCTCTTTCACCTGCATCATTCAAAGACCACTTGTGTATTGATTGTTCGTAATTAAATGGACCTTTTAAAACACCTGTTCCAAGTAAACACATTTCAAACAATACATGTCTCATGACAGATATTGCATGTGTTTCTTCTAGTTGGTCATGTATTAGTTTCTGCATATTTCGTGCAGCTTCTTCTGCAGGTTCTATCTGTGGCATAGTTTTTAAATCAGGTGCAGGACCTTTTTCAAAACCTGCGTTAGCATATTTTTCTGCTAATCCGTTTAAAATACTATCTGCAGTAGCACCAGGTTCCATCTCTCTACCATCACCTTCAAACCCATAGATATCCTCCATACGAGGATTCTTCATGTTATTAGGTTTAATATGTGCGTATTGCTCTACACCCGTTGGGTCGGTTGTAGGCATTACATTAATAGGAAATTTTCCTTGAGAAAATAAAACCTCTATTAGTTGTCCGTATGCAGCTAAGACTTTTGTCTTTGTTACCTTTACAAATACTTTTGACTTTTCAGAATCACGAAAAGCCATATCAGCACCATAGATTCCTCTATAGTTTCTGTATGCTCTTAACCATCTTTTTTCGTCATAAAGACGTGCTTGTTCAGATTCTTTTAGTCTAGCTTCAATAAGATAGCCTAAATTATTATAAGAATCATCTTTCTCTTCTAAGGAATTAACCTCATCAGATTCGGATGACAAGCCACTTTTATTATCGTGTGGCATATATTACCTCTTAATAATCTCTTTCGTCTGCTAGGGTAAAGACTTTTCCGTCTACCATATTTTTATTTTCTTTAGGGAACTCTTTGTTTACTCCACCCTCTGCATAGTCTGCAGGAAGTGCAGCACCACCTTTAACAACATTGGTTTTAGAATCACCTTGTTTTTTCTTTGTGTTTCCGTAACCCATATTGTTTTCATCAGGAAGTTCACCCATAGTGTATTTATACATTATTGCCATTTTTTTCTCCTATGTGTTTTTGTAGATAGGGAAGTAACCAAGAGTTATCCACTATTACAGTTGTTAGTCCATTTGCAAGAATATTGCAAATTCTTTCTTCTTCTTTCTCATCTAAGTCTATGCCCCACTGATATATTATTGCATGTAATATTTCGTGAATAAAAGTGTTGCCATGAGAAACAGAATCTTCTGCGGAGGATAAAGCTATCACTCCTTCACTAGTTAAAAACTGTCCATGCAATTCATTTACTCTTGCCATGACAGAATCTAAAACTTTTATATTATAATTTCTATATCCTACTTTTATACTTTTTTTCATTAATAACCAAATACTTTATCAGATATTATATCTTTAGTTTGACCTACGCCTATATCATGAAATTGTTTTGATACTGGATGTATTGGTCTACTCATGCATCCATATCTAAGTGCATCATAAGCATGGTCCTCTGCATGTGTATCTACATCTTCAGGATTATTTTTATCTGTAGGTAACATAGGCAAAGTTCTAATTAAGTTTAAACAATTACTAAAAATAAATAAAGTAGGAAATCCTGTATCATCATTTAATCTTAATCTTTTATGTATTTCTAATTTACCTGCTATTCTACTTTTAGGACTTCTATCTGATGGCCTCCATCTACATCCTTCTTGTATCATAGTCTCTGCAATACTTGGTCCTATATCTCCACGTCTAGCCCATGTAGAAGAATCGAGAACTCCGTATCTAATATACTCGCCTTCTTCTAATTTTACAACCTTTTGTGCAAATAAATCTGCAGTTAGTTTTTTAGTATAAAGTTCTCTATATATAAATATATTATTATCAAAGTCTATTGCAAACCATAAACAACAAGCAGGTGAACTATATCCCCAGTCTGCTGCTCTAAATTTCATCCAACCTCTAGGAATATCAAAAGGTTTAACAACATGTAAATCTTTATTAAACTCTGGAAAAGAAGAATCTTCAAACGCTTCCCAGTTACCGTCTAAAAATTGTTTTCTTTGTACTTCTGGTAGAGAAGCCAACATAGCATAATAATCATCTGTTTGCATTAGATAAGGATTATCTTGTAGCTTTGCAGGAATAAATCTTCTAGATATTTTCTTTACACCATTAGGTGTTTGTATATCAATATCAAATTTACTATTAGGTTTAGCAGGGTCAACAAACATTTCTTTAACCCACTGTGAACCTACATTACCCGGATTACCTGTTGCTCTCATAAACACTGGTATTTCTGGGTCTACACTTCTCAAAGAAGAACGCAAGAAATTGTATATATCTTGCGTAGGATATTGCGGTAGTTCATCTATTCCAATCCAAGTATAAGATTGACCTTGGTAACGTAAAGCATCAGTTAAGTTTTCCGCATATCCAAACTCTATTCTAGCACCTGAAGGAAACCTCCATTCTTTTTCTTGCTCTCTCCATTTAGCACCGGGGTATGCTTTTGAGTAAAGTTGCTGTGAATGATTTATTAAATCTCTTAACTCAGGCATTGTGCGTCTAATTAATAATGCTCTGTGTTTTTGTTTATCACAGTATCTAAGTGGGTCAACAAGCATAGCATATGATTTACCACCACCTCTTGCTCCGCCATAGAATACTTCTCTTTCACTAGCTGCTAGAAATTCTGTTTGAGGACCATCATTAGGTTGAAATATAACTTCTTTATCTTTGATAGCCTCTTTGATATTAGGTGTTGCTTCTTCTATCTTATCTTCTTCAATAAGATTCTTTTCACCTGTAAAAACTTTATCTAATTCTTTTAAACTATTCTTAGTAGCCCAATAATTTTTTTGTGCTCTTAATAATTCTTTTTTCTTATCAGCTAGTTTTTCTTGTGCAGATTTTTTAGCTTTCTTTTCTTTTACTGTTAAAGTTTTATTTAGGTCAGATATTCTACGTCTGCCAGTATTCTTAGGTTTAGGTTCATCTACCACCCTTTGTTTATAAACCTCTTTAATACTTCTCGTAAACCCATTCCCGTAATAGTTCTACCTGAATGATGTGATAACCACTCCGCTGTTTCTTTATAACTACAGTGGTCTTCTATAAACTTTTTTGCTTTTTTTAATAATTCCATATGTTCAGGAATCTCTATTAAAAGTTTATCGTTTTCTTCTGATACCTCGTAACCAAAAGGAATAATTCTAGATACTCTTCGTCTAGTTATTCTTAGGGGGGAGGATGAAGATTCCGTGGGCGACTTTTGCGTTAACATCTATCTTCTCTCTTTTTACTAATCCTATTCTATCTAATACTTGTTTTGCTGCTTCTAATCTTACATTAGCACCAGGGGTTGTGCTCTCTTCCATACCCATAGTGTTAATAACTTGCATACTTGCTCTAGGTGCAAAAGCTGCTAAAACTTGTTCTGCTCTATCTATTATTTCATCTTTCAATGCTTTTAATGGAACAGTGTAATGAGAATATCCTGCAATCTCTCCTGCAATCTTTGGGTCACCATTTGCTTCACCAAACAAAGCATCTAAAAAATTCTTTTGTTTATCTGTTAACTCTAATTGTTTATTGTCACTAGGAACTAACATTTCTTACCTTTTGTAAATGTTTTTCTGTTCTTTCTTTTAACCAGTCAGGTGATTTTCTAATACCTACTTGTTCTTCTATCTGTCTTTCTTTCATTTTATCACGGGCAGCACTTATCATCTGGTCTCTACCTTTATGTTCTACTCTTTCTATGAAAGCTAACATAGGTGCAGTTATTATCTGTTCTATATTTTTATCTTTTAATAATTCTTCTCTTTCTTTAAAAGATAAAATTTCATCCCACATCTTTCCTGTCTTTTTATTTTTAAAAGAATATAATGGCATTATTTTATTAACTCAAAATATCTACGTTGATATGTATTTAACTCTGATAGTGTTTCTACCTCTGTATCATACTCGCATAATTTTTTATATATCAATTTATTATCTATCCAACTTTTACCATTCCAAAATTCAAAACCATCAAACCTAGATTTGTATATATTTGATTTTTCATATCCATAAGATAAATAATATTTTTTACATTTATTTTTTATAGACCAATCTATTTCATATAAAGTTGCATATGTTCCCATACCTAATTTAGGATTTTCATAATCCCAAGCAAACTGTCCTGTTAAAACATGTTTACTATCAAAAACTTTTAACTCAGTAAATGCTATCGGTTTATCTTTGTAATAGTAGATAAAATACTTCCAATCAATGTAGTCTTCTTTTTCAAATATTTCACTTTCTTCTTCATAATCTTTTTCATAATATTTTTTATATTGAATATATTTTTTATAAATATCGGAAATAGTAATGAAAAGTGCATCATCTAATTTATCGTGTATCTCTACTCTAATATCTTTTTTTCTTAATATCTTTCTTTGCTTTTTACTAAATGTAAATTTTTTTAAAAGTAATCTTGTGTTTCTAGCATTAATCCAAGTAAGCCCATCTAACTTTGTATAATACCATGATAGAGGAATCCATCCTTGTTCAAATGCTTGACAATATTCTTTCTCTTCAAACTTAGCTAAAGTTAAAGAATAAATTATATCATGGTTAGTTAGTTTGCCCGTGATGTGGTCAAAAAATAATTTCACTAAGGTCGTTCAAACTGGGTCATGTATGAATCGTCAGTTGTTGTATCTTCCTCTCTAGTATTCTCTACTGTATAAAAATTTTGGTCTATCTTATATCCCGGATTTTCTGTTAACCTTTTATCCATGTATGCATCATCATACCAAATAGTTCTATTGTTTGGATATGCAAAAAAGTTTC